AGTTCCTATTAAGCCCATCCCTTGTAAGTATGCGTCTACTGGGTTTGTTAGTGGGTTTGCTGGAGATTTATAAAAGTTAAAGTCACTCCACAGTCGTGGGATGAGTTTTCCAGTTGCTGTGTCAATGTATAAACCCGTCTCCTTATCATAAGGCCTGCCTTCTTTGTCAAACAATGTTGAGGAAATACCTTCGTTTTGTGCATATCCATAAGACCTAAGTATGGAGTTTTTCAATCCATCCCACATATCCATAAGGCCTATGCCTTCTGTTAATGTTGTTGGTTGTTCTTGGTCTAATAAACCTCTGTGTAAACTCATACAATCCCCTTTATTCCTCGTTTTAAAGGCTTGCCCCACGATTCGCCCATCGGACGGTAGCCAATTGCGAGGTAACGAAAACTATCTGCTGAATGACAAGCCCAGTTGTGTCTTGGATGCGAACGCCAAGTTTTTCCGTTCTCGTCATAATCTCTTTGATAGTTTATCAGGGCATCTATGCCTTTTTCGCACTTTTTCGCGTCAAACCAACAACGAGCCAACAACGAGATCTCACGGATTGAATACCGTCATCTATTCTTAGCGATGGGGCAATGTCGATGTTCTTAATGCCTAAACTATCGAGTGTTTCCAGTCTCGATTTGCCTGAACCTAATTCCCTGACCCTGACATCGTGCGGTAATATGTGTTGGTCATACACATAACCCTTATCTTGAAGAACCTTAACGTAGTGATCTAATCCAACACCTGCTGCCTCATAATAGTCAATCAGCCTGATTTCGGCACCCACAAATTGTGCAAACCAGATAGCTGTTGAATCGCCAATACCCAAGTCCCATGAAGTGACCACACTTAACGCAGGATCGTAATTAACCTTACCAATTCGGCCATCTTCTTTGGCCTTACGCATTTCGGTTGTGTAGTAAGAGCCTTCGGAGAATATTAAGAATCCACCCTCCCATATGTGTTCGTACATATCTGGGCGTTGCTCTTTATCCTCAAGCCTTGTTTGTTCGAGTACGTCAGGAAACCAAGGATTGTCAGTGTAATTCAGAGAAACTATCTTTGAGTTCTTTGGCGGATTAACCCTAAATCGCTCGTGTGTTGCGGAATATTTTGACTCTGGGTTCCACGTCAACCACAATTCCGAATTTTCTTCCCTAATCGACGGGATCAACACATCAAAAGCCCTCCCTGACAACGCCTCTGCTTCATCAATCCAAGCAAGCAATATCCTAGCCTTTGATTTAATCGCATCTAGTGATCTTCTCAATCCTGCAAATGTGTAATGAATTCGGCCATCTTTAGAGCGTATGTACTTTTCGCCCACCTCATAATAATCATTTAGCCAATCGATTGAGCGTATGACTGTCTTTATTTCTTCGAGCGAGGAATCATCAAGAGAATTCATATATTCCCTGCCGCATAATATTTGGCCCCGTACACCAGACATTCCAAATTCGTAGCCTCTTACAGCCGTCATCAGAGCAAAAGTTCTGGTTTTAGCACTACCTCTGCCCCCAAAAGCGCATCTAAAACGAGCCTTGCCTGTGAAAACAGGTTTCAGTTTTGGTGGAACATTAATCTGAGTCTTTTGCTTCTTCAACCTTATCTTCGCCATAAGCAACAATCTCAATAATTGTTGGTTTCATGGTGCCATCGCTTGATTTTAAGTCCTGTTCGACCTTATCGCTATAGCCATGGTTATGTAGCATCAACTTAACAATCGTTGCGTTAAACTCATTTGTGAGGCCTTTATCAAGCAATACAACCTCTTGTGTCTGCTTACATGTGGCTAACGTCTCGGAAAACGCCTTGTGTTTGTCTCTCCAATCGTACATAGTATCAGGGTTCAATTTGAGATATAATGCCAGTCCAACGATGCTCGGAACTTTATTATGATCACTGAAGTTTTCGACATAATCATCTGCCTTCGCTTGGATTTCTTTATTGTATTTTGTTGGTCTTCCACCTGACATTATCGTAACCATCCTTGGTAGTGAACTATATAAGGCATCATACCTATAGCAACCCCTAACAATAGGTATTTTCTTGCTGTGTGATTATATTTGTATCGTTGTATTTGTATTAGATTTTTCATTATTTTTTATTATTTTTTCCACATCCTCAACCCCGTAAACAACATGAACTTCGCCGCCAGCTTTACTGATGCAGCTAATCATGGCTTTCTGAATCGCACTCAAGCGGCCTTTGGGTGTCTCCGTCTTTGGCTTTTTAACCTCAATTCCAATGTAGCGTCCGTTATGCACGATTGTTATGTCTGGAACTCCAGCTTTCACACCTTCTGCCTTTAGTCTTATTCCTGTGGTCATCGAGCGGCCTCCTCCGTTCGGAACAGCCCAATAACACACACCAAGCAAATCTAAGTATTGAGTGATCGCAACTTGAATCTTATGCTCCGCATCTATCAAATCATTCTCCAAAGAAATATCCTGCGACTAGCATTACTACCACGACTACAGCAAATTTGAACATATTTGGCTTTTTTTTGTAAAGCTCTTTTACTTTGTCTTTTATTTCTTGCATATCACGCTCCTTGTGTTGGTGATTTAATGCCCATTGCCTCATAATACAAATCCTCTGGGTGAGGAAGCATCAATCCCCACTTAGCCATTTCACGGTCAACGCGCTCCAGATAGTAGGCAAATTCTTTTGTCGTTAATTTTTTTGATTCGGGTATTTTTATCGCACCATCATCGTAAAATTCTTTCGGTAAGTGTGTTATTTTGAATTGAGTATGCAACCCCCTGTGCCACGTGTTATCTTCAAAGTAATCTTTTTGCGGCTGGCCTGTTTCAGATTCAACAACTCCTAGCCACATCCAATACAATTTATTCTGCTTGCCACTGCGCGTTAATGTATCTTCCTTGATCTCAATAATCGCCTTGTCGCAATTCGGTTTTTTCTGCCAAAACCCTTTAATAAGATTCTCAAGAATTTCTGCTTTCGGTTTGGATTTTTCAAGCAATCTTTTCATTAAAACCTCTCAGTTTGTCTGGTGTCATAACATAAGAATCTCCGTGGCCCAAATCTCTTACGTTGCTCTGATTAATAAAATTCTCTGACTCAACCCAGCCTATTAATTGATAATCAGGAAACCACCCATTGACTAGCACATATACATCGCAATCCTCTACTTGTTTATTAATTCTTGTGATCAAAATTGGTGTTCTGTGGTTAGTTGTTTTAACATCGACTCTTGACCCTTTAGGGGTAATCAAATCATATTTAGGCATCTTGGTGACTTTGTATGATGTGTCTGGATACACGTTAAAATGTTTACAACAAGCAATCTCACCGCCCACACCTTCTAGATTCAAAATCCAAGCATCTCTATCACCTATCTTATGCTCTTTTATGTTGTTTTTGGTGTTGTACGACTGCCTCCCCAAAGCAATACCAATGGCCATTTGTTGCTCGATATTATTCAAAGTGATTTGATTCACATCAACCCCTTCTCCAGCAAGATTTTCTGGGTTTTAATGACAGCTGCAAGAGCCATACCTTTCACTCGATCAATGTCATATCCGTGCAGATTTTGGTCATACGCGGTGTGACACTCAAAGCATGCATAAAAGCCATGAATAAATGAGCATAGACCGTAGTCTCATTCTCTGGACTTGGTTTACAACACGGAAGTCTCATTTGGCAGGCCTCGCCACGGGCTGATTGGGTTATTTTGCTACTCATTTTGTTTTTTTATAAATTTAATATATCTGTGCAACCAAGCTCTTAAACGATTAAGCCAAGTGTCATGCACAAATTTTCCACTTTTGTCTTTGACTCTCACCAGCTTGTCCCTAAAAGTCCAGTAATTTTTTCAGATGTGAAGCCTGAATCTCGCATCCATTTACGAACCCAATATTTTGTTGCATCTGGAACCTCACTCAGATTAAATGTTGTCTTCATATAGTTTAGTCAACCTGTCTATGCTCAATCATCGTTTTATATTTTTGGTTGACGTGGGCGTTATTCAACTCACGCAGTATCTGCAAGAATTGAGACACCGAAGGAGGGCGTTGGTGAGCTTCTTGAATCCACTTGTCTTTAGCCTGTTGCAAATAAAACATACACTCACTGGGAATTTTTTCTAGTTCTTCAGCAAACGCTTCAATCAACTCAAGTTTTTCATCATCATTTTTATTTGCTTTAACAAAATAACCAAAAAGAGTTTCTGCCCAGTGAGCAATATTGTTGGCAACAACAATGAATTCTATTTTTTCTTCAGCTTGATACATTACACCACCCTCATCTGTTCGATTAAATTAGAAACGTTTACCCCTTTGGCCTTCTTTTTTTTAAGATCATCCTTGTTTGCTTGAATGATTTTGGCAAATCCTGCATAACCTATGTTTGACTTCATACTGTCGTCTGTTGTGTCTATCACCAGTGGTGTAATGTATTTTTTTCTGACGTAGCTTCTGAATTGTGCTTGGATGTCTTTCCAAGGCGCACCTCTTGTCGATGTTCTTTCAATCATCTTATCTTTGAATGCTTCAATCATATCTTGAGCTTGTCGATTTGAAATATTTGGATAGGCTTCTCTGAGTTTATTGGCCGAAGAATCGTTTGGTATAAATAAATCAATAATTTCCGATTGGGTTCGCGCTTGCGCGGTGTGTGTATCTTTCTTTATATTAATATCTTTCTTACTAAGATAATCTTTCTTACTAATACAGTCCCCTTTTGACACCGTGTCAATTTGACACCGTGTAGGAATGGGACTTTGGGACTCTACCGCCATAGTCCCCTTTTGGGACTTAGGGTTATCTTCAGTGATTTCTGTGGATTTAACGGTTTCTTGTGGTATGTCAATGGCACCATTCTGCAATTCATAAACACCACTGCCGTTTTTGTTCTTTTTGTAGGTTATCCATTCGTGTTTTTTTAGTTCTTGCATAATCAACAAAATAGTTTTTCGCGATTCTTTAAGTTGTTTTGCCATCGAAGATGCTGTGAAATTCCACCCCTCGGGTTTGGCTTCCATAAAAACATAAAGTCCTTTGGCTTTTAGAGATAACTCAGTATCATACAAAAGCGTATTCGGTGCCGACCCAAACGGGAGTTTTTTCTTTTTCAGGGTATCACTCATCTTCATCCTCTAATAAATCCACAAATCCAACACAATCTTCGCCCTCTTCGGGTGCGGTGTAGTGCAAATATTCTGCATCTCTTACTCTTGCATCTGGTGCATTCAACTTACTAATTGCACATCTTGGTGCCAATCTACAGGGCATTGTGTCGCACACATTTAGCATTTTCTGTCCACTAAACTGCCCTTTTATCGACCAAATCCAGACTTATTTGTTTCGGATATTTGGGTGATAATTTGTCATAATTAATTTGAAAATCTTTTGCAATGAGTGAACGAAC